AGACTGCGGTGGATTCCGTCAAGGATATATTTAGCCCTAACAAGCTGAAGATATGCAAGCTTCCCATGAAGGACGCTGGAGAGATGCTACAGGCCGGTAAGGTTAAGGACTTTACTAGCTCATGGTGGAACTCAAAATGCTATCAACCTGACGGTATCATTGCAGGTACTGACACATGGGAAGCCATTACAGGTAAGATGAAAGTTAAATCCATACCTTACCCCTGGCATGGACTCAATGACTACACTAAAGGTTTCAGGCCTTATGAGTTAGTCACCATAACGTCAGGTTCCGGTATGGGTAAGTCCCAGATAGTCAGGGAGCTGGAGTATTACCTTCTAAACGCTACGGACGACAACATAGGAGTCCTAGCACTGGAGGAGGACATTAGCAGGACTGCTTTGGGCATCATGTCCATAGCTGCGGACTGTCCGTTACACTTAGAGGAGGAAATTGATGAGGAGATGGTTAAACCTTACTGGCAAGCCACTATGGGAACTGGAAGATACTTCCTGTTTGACCATTGGGGATCAACGTCGGAGGATAACCTACTTTCCAGAGTCCGATTCATGGCTAAGGCTTTGGATTGCAAATGGATCATACTGGACCACCTATCTATAGTTGTCAGTAGTCAGGAGTCGGACGATGAGCGCAGAGCCATTGATGCGATTATGACTAAACTTAGAACACTAGTTCAGGAGTTAGGTGTAGGTTTGTTTTTGGTTTCTCACTTAAAGAGAACACAAGGTAAACCGCATGAGGACGGAGGAAGGATTAGCTTGAGTGAACTCCGGGGATCTCAGGCTATAGCCCAACTTTCCGACATGGTGATCGGCCTAGAGCGTAACCAACAGGACGAAGACGAAGCAAACAGGAATACCACTACGGTAAGAATCCTGAAGAATCGTTATGCAGGTCTAACTGGTGCTGCCTGTTATCTGAAGTACGACAGGTTCACAGGCCGAATGTCGGAAGTTGGTCCTCCCTCCAATAACGAAATGGAGACTCAGTTTTGATTTATCTGGACATAGAAACAGACGGATTGAACCCGACTAAAATATGGATGGCAGTTACACGCCAGGACGGAGGTGTTTTAGTACACTATACTCCAGATACCCTCTCAGACGCTCTACAAGGCTCAGAGAAGGTGATTGGGCATAACCTAATAGGATATGACCTCCCGGTCTTAGAATCGCTCTGGGGCGTTTCTGTGGCTCCTGAGAGGGTAGTGGACACTTTGGTACTTTCCAGACTAGCTAACCCACAGAGAGACAAGGGACATTCCCTACGCTCTTGGGGAGATAGATTAGGATTTCCCAAAGGGGACTACGACGATTGGACACAGTGTTCTCAGGAAATGGTGGACTATTGTATTCAGGACACAGCGGTAACCGAGAGAGTGTATCTGGAAGTTTACGACGAACTGGCAGAGTTTTCTCAGGAATCCATAGACTTAGAACACAAAGTTCAATTTATTATACAGGAGCAGGTACGTAATGGCTGGAAACTGGACGAAGAGAAAGCCTATATGCTGCTTGCGGAACTAAAGGAGAAAAAACTTGCGATTGAAGATAAAGTTCAAAGGACTTTTTTACCTTTACCTACGTTTGTTAAGGAGGTTAAACCAAAGATTAAAAAGGACGGTTCTCTTTCAGCAGTAGGTCTGAAGTTTCTAGGAGATTCTTGGGACACTGTTGAAGGGCCGTTTAGTAGGATAGAGTTTCCTCCGTTCAACTTAGGGTCCAGACAGCAGATAGGCAGGTACTTACAGTACTTTGGGTGGAAGCCCTGTAGCTTTACTGAAACTGGTCAACCGATAGTTGACGAAGGAACTTTGTCAAAGATAAACGACATACCGGAGGCTAAATTAATTGCTGAGTACCTGATGGTACAGAAACGTACTGCACAGGTTCAAAGCTGGATTGATGCAGTCTCACCAACTACAGGCAGGGTTCACGGTAAGGTTAACAGCAATGGAGCGGTAACGGGACGTATGACTCATAACAGTCCTAACCTGGCTCAAGTACCCGCGTCCTACAGTCCTTATGGTAAGGATTGCAGGGAGTGCTGGTCCGTCCGTGAAGGCTACAAACTGGTGGGTTTTGATGCGAGTGGTCTTGAGTTACGCATGTTGGCTCACTACATGAATGACAAGGAATACATAAATGAAGTGGTCAACGGAGACATACATTCAACAAACCAAAGACTTGCTGGCCTTGAATCACGAGATACAGCAAAAACTTTTATCTACGCCCTTCTATACGGGGCAGGAGATGCGAAGCTTGGATCAGTGGTTGGGGGCAACCAAAGGGCAGGTAAAAGCCTTAGAGAGCGTTTTAGCAGCAATCTCCGCTCATTTGGAGTACTTAGAGAAAGAATACAAAGCAAAATCTCTTATGGACCACAAATGGTAACTGGGTTGGACGGTAGGTTGGTACACGTTAGGTCACAGCACAGCGCATTAAACACCTTGCTGCAAAGTGCTGGAGCCATAGTTATGAAACAGGCTTTGCTACTCTTGGACGACTACGCTAAACAGTGGAAACTGGACTACAGGTTCGTAGGCAACATCCATGACGAAGTACAGACGGAGGTGAGGGAAGATCAAGCTGAGAAGTTTGGTAGGCTGGCGGTTAGCTGTATTGAGGCTGCTGGTAATCACTTTAACTTAAACTGTCCCTTAGCAGGGGAATACAAGATAGGAGATAGTTGGTATGAAACCCACTAATACAGAACAGTTAAATATATTTGACGATTTAAGTCCTCATAAACTACATAGAAAAAGTGATCCAGAAACAAGTAAAGAAGCTGCTTATTCTTTAAATATTTCTAAAAAAAGAGCTTTTGTTCTTAATTTAGTTGAAGAAGCAGGAGTTAAAGGAACAACCGCTAAAGAAATGACTAAACAATTTCCTGATGTACCTCATAGCTCTATAACTTCAAGACCTAATGAGTTAGAAAAATTAAATCTTATTTTCTATGCAGGAGACAAACGAGACGGCTCAAGAGTAATTCGACATATTAAATATAAAACAAACTTACAATAGGAAGCAGTAAATATGATACCTACTAAAAAAGCAGACATAAGAGAAGTGGACGGAGAACTTTGGTATTACTACCCTAAAAATGGAACCAGTATAAAATCTGGCAATCATGTAAGGGAAAGATTATCAGCCATTAGGCAAAGGTACAAAAGAAACAAGTCTTCTTTTTCTCCCTCAAGGAAAGGTGATTTAGCTGAATTTTACGCTGTAACTTGGCTTTGGGATCAAGGGTACGAAGTGTTTAAAAATGCGGGGTGTAGTGGCCCTGTGGATTTAATAGCTATGGACTCAAAGGGAAATACTATTCTTATAGACGTTAAAACTATTACTACAAGATATAGTAATATGACTTTAACTGCAAAACAAAAAAAATTGGAAGTTAGGCTTTTAATGTTTGATCCTAAAACAAGAAAACTAAAATTTTGGGACGAAAAAAATGAAAACAGTTAACACCTTAGTTAAAGACATTTATAATTTAGTAAAGACTAAACGTGTTGGTAATGAAGTGGACGCTGAAGCTGAGATAGATCGCTTTGGGGAAGCCATGAAAGACTTGATGCGTAAGGAGTTTGTCAATAAAGGGTGGGACGCTAGGAAACTACGCTTGTCCAATGTAGGACGTAAGGACAGGTTTCTTTGGAACCATTACAGAGGCTTGTCCAAGGAACCTTTGGAATCACATAACTTAATTAAGTTTTTGTACGGTCATCTAATAGAGGAAATGTTGTTGTTCCTTACTAGGATGGCGGGACATACTGTTGAAGACGAACAGAAAAAATGTGAAGTTGAAGGTATCCAGGGATCTATGGATTGTCGTATAGACGGAGTAGTAACTGACGTTAAATCTACCAGTTCTTATGGGTTTAAAAAGTTTAAGGATTCTTCCTTAGCTTTTGATGATCCTTTTGGCTACATTGACCAGATAAAAGCTTATTCACACTCTGAAGGTGAAAAAAAGTTTGGCTGGTTGGCAATGGACAAACAGAATGGACACTTGACTTTTCTACAGTACGACTTGGAGGACACTCAAGCTCCTGTGTATGAAGTTCTGAAGGAGGACATAGCTGAAAGGATTAAACATGTTAAGGAAATGGTGGAAAAGGAGGAAGTTCCAGAACCTTGCTATGATCCTGTTCCAGACGGTAAATCAGGTAATATGAAATTACCAGTAGGTTGTTCTTATTGTCATTTTAAAAAGACTTGCTACCCGGAACTAAGAACTTTTCTTTATTCCACTGGTCCTAAATTTTTAGTGGAGGTTAAAAATGAACCGAAAGTCCAAGAAGTTGTTTAAACCTAAGTTTAGATCCGGACTTGAGAAGACGTTTGCTACTCTTTATCCAAAGAAGGAATTTGTGTATGAACCTTATGACGTTCCGTACATAACCAAAAGGACTTATAAGCCTGACTTCGTACACAAGCCAACTGGCAAAATGATTGAGTGCAAAGGTTATTTTAGACAGGGGGACACACTAAAGTACAAAGCAATTAGGGACTGTTGCGACGACGAATTAATATTTGTTTTGTCGGACCCCTTTAAAAAAGTACGAAAAGGTGCTAAAATAACTATGTCTCAATGGTGCGACAAGGAAGGGTTTAAATACTTCACAGTACAACAAAAAGATGAGCTAATGGATTATGTCACTAACAATGAATGAAATTAAGGAAAAACTTCTTGAGCGGTATGAAGTGGACGACTTGGTGGAAGCTTTGGCAGTAACCAGTGAAGAACTTTTAGATCGCTTTGAGGACAAACTAATTAACAGGTTGGACGGATTTGAGGAAGACCTGAAGGAAGAAACAACAGAGGAGACTTATATAGATGAGCAGCATTGACGACGCAACACCACAGGAATGGGACAGAATTAACAAAAACAGGATAGGGGAAAAGTTAGGCGAGAAATACGCAGAAATTATTAACATGGCACATGCACCGACTAAAAACTTTGATCCAGTACATAAACCTATTCATTATAACAATGGGGACATAGAAGCCATAGCGTACATTAGGCAGCAGCTAGGCCATGAGTTTCAAGCTTACTGTTACGGAGCAGTCCTGAAGTACATGCACAGGTTTAAGTACAAAGATGGACTACAGGACTTAAAGAAAGCCAAGTGGTACTTGAAGGAAATGATTAAGGACTTAGAACAACAGGAGAATGAAGAGGATGATTGAGGACTACCTTGGTATTCAAATAGACTACGCCAAGGAGGAAAATTTAAGTGATTTCTCTTTGGACACACTGAAGGACAGATACTTCTGGAAGGAGGAAAAATATGCTCAACAGGCTTTGGCTAGGGCTTCTGTATACTGTGCAACTTATCAAGGAGTTGTTGACTACGATCTTGCACAGCGACTTTATAACTACTCAAGTTCGCATTGGTTCAGTTATAGCACTCCTATCCTTAGCAACGCAGGAACGAGCCGTGGTTTACCTATCTCATGTTTTCTTAATCATGTTCCTGACTCAAGGACTGGTTTATCTGCTCACTACGATGAGAACATATGGCTCGCAAGTGGAGGTGGAGGCTTGGGTGGATGTTGGAGTAGTGTTAGAAGCAATGGTCC